GAAGCTCTGTGCATAATTCTGTTAGCATGGTGCGCCCTCCTTATTTCAGATAATCTCGCATGACGTAACCGCCGCCAAGAACGGCAAGCCAAACTTCGTCGCTGTCGCGTTCGGTGTCGGCTTTGACCTTTTCGCCGTATTCAAGGATCGCCAGCACAGGCGCGTCCTTTGACGGCTCGGCGCGGAGATTCAAGCCGCGCTCAACGGCGACGGTGTACGTCGGGATTCTCGGTCTTGCCATCAGCCAGCGGAGATAGTAACCTTAGCGATGCCGTCAAGGTACTCAGCCCACAGAGCCATACCCATCAGAGCGTAAGACTCGCCGACGGCGGTGCTGTAGTTGCCCTGCGCGTGGAAGCCGATGAGGTTGGTTTCGCCCTGCACGGTGTAGTTCAGACCCAGACGGGCAAACTCGCTATCAGACGGGTCAATGTAGTACAGATCAATGTTCTCAACAGGCGTGGCAAGCACAGTGTTACGCGCAACCATCGGAGCGGGAAGCAGGAACAGCACAGAATAGCCAAGGAAGTCATTGATATAGGTCAGGCCAAACTGAGTCTGTACGGTAATGTCAGCCGCGCCGAGGTAGTCGTAAGCATCCAGAATGTTAGCAAAGCCGACAATGCCGGTGACATCCTTCTGCATGGACGCAAACTTATTCAGAACTTCTCCCTGTGCTTTGGCAAGAGCGCCCTGCCAAGTGGTAGCGGAAGCCGTCAGAGTGCCAGTGTTCAGGAAGGTATAGAATCGAGTAAGGACAGCGTTCTGGAGCTTAGTCAGAAACGCATCGTCAGACTTCTCAACGGCAATCTCCGCGCCGTAGGTGTTCACGTCCTCAATGGGGACAGCCTTTGCATATTTCTCAATCGTAAGATCGCCCTTAGCGGCCTGAACAATAGTCGCCTTGCTGTAGGGGATAACCTCGCCGGGGTCAACCGCGCCGGATTCCAGAGTCACATCAGCGGTATAGGAAATAAGCTGCGTGCCGGGAGCCTTGCGGATCGGGCGCATAATGCCGAGAAGCTGACGCAGAGCCTCCCAATTGTCTCCAAAGCGGCTGACAAAATCAATCTCACGCGCCGTAACGTTGGTATAGGCGTTCGGCAGAGAATCACGCGGATTGCTCAGAGTTTCAACATTAGTTGCGGGCATAGTGTATGCTCCTTTCGTTATTTCATAAGGTCAGGATTTTCGGCAAGCGCTTTCTGTCTCTCCTGCGCGGACATGATATAACGCCCGTGTTCGTCCTTTTTGTAAAGATCAGCGCGAGTCAGATTGCCGCCGCCGTTGTTTGCCGGGGGGGTTGCCGTCTGTGCGCCTTTGGTCTCGGTCTTGACAACCAGCCCAGACAGTTTACCGCCGATAAGATCATCAAGCGGTTTGGTGTCCTTGAGCTTTTCGCCGTCAAGTTCCATGCCGTCAACGCTTCCAGACACAGCCATCATAGCAATGTCAAGATTTGCCCCCGTGATGTTTTTGCTTTCAAGGTATGCCTTTACCGCCTTTTCCTTGGAGGCATGGCTCGCCTTGCGTTCAACGTCGGCCTTGTACGCTTTGAAATCGTCGCGTTCCTTTTCGTACTTCTCTTTATAGCCGCCGTCGCCCTGTGCTTTCAGATCGTTGAGTTCCTTTTCAACGCCGTCAAGCTTGTTTGCCTTTTCCTTAGCCGTTTTAAGCTGATCTTTCAGCCCGTCAACGGTTTCGGCGTGCATTTCGACAATAGAATCAACCTGTTCGTCGGTCAGCCCCATTGCCTTAAGTGATTTACGAGTGAGTGCCATTATAACAAACGCTCCTTTTCTTCGGGCGACTGTTCTTCGTCGCTTCGCATTTATCTAAAATTTTACATCTTCAATTTATCACACAAATAATGCGTTGTCAACGGGGAATTATGACTCAAAAGCCTGTTTTGCTAACGCTTTGTATTCGTCTGTATGCTGAGTAACCGCGGGCTTGAGATACGGTTTCGCGCCTCGTCTGGATGTGCCGAGTTCGGCTAAACGAAAGCAGCATATTCAACGTTACTACCGATATACGCGCTGTCAGCATCGTGCGTGTTTGAAATGCTATTGCGAAGTCTACCAGTATCAACCGGACAATAGTCTTTTGCGTGACTTTCTGCCGCCGCTCCAATAGCCGTCAAAGCCATTTCCATTTTGCGTTGCAGTTCTTCCAAGGCTTTGTCAGCGTTATCGGTGAATTGAATATCCACTCCCATATCAATCACCCCCTTTTTCCGAATCCGATTACCTTGTACGTTAATGTGCACCTGCAATTTTTAGCTATTGCAAAAATGCCGTTGCTTTTTCGTTTGCTTTGTGCTATACTTGAATTGACGAAATAATACCCATTCTCAGTTTGGAGGTTATAAACATGGGAACACCCAGAACTAAAGTCAACGCTGACGATATTATCCGCGAATACAAAGCCGGAAAATCCGTCAAGGCACTCGCTAATCAATTCGGCGTTTCTCGCAACGTCATTGTCCAGCGGCTTCACTCTGCCGGAATACAGCAGCGCAATCGGTCTGAGTCTATGTATCTCAGGATGTCTCAAACCAGTGAAGAAGAAAGGAAGCGACTTGCTCACGCCGCCAACGAAGCCAAGCGCGGAAGACCAAATTCTCCCGAAATGCTTCGAAAAAGAGCGGAGGCGCAAAAAAGATTTATCGGAATGTTTGAGCAAGAATTTATTGATGCTATTGAAAGCGCCGGAATTTCTACCTTCCCGCAGGAGCCTTTTCTTAGTTATAATCTCGACATTGGATGTGGGGATATCGCCGTGGAAATCCACACTCAAACTGCAAGTCCGCTTTCCACCAAGTTTATAAAAAAGCTCATGGATTGCGTCAATTCTGGGAAAAGCATGGTTTATGTTTGGATTGACCCTAGAAAAAGCATTGTAACCACAGAATGTTACAATCAAGTCATCTCCATTTTGCAATCTTTCCGCAGGAGTCCATCCTCTGCTAGCAAGTATTGGGTGATTAGGGGTACAGGAGAAATTTACGCCACTGGCTGTTTTGATAGTAACAATTTTCCCTGAATATTTATGTTTGTAGCTTCTAATTATCTCAGAGTTAGAAGCTACATTTGTTTCACCCAAGAAACAGTTGTAAACCTCGCTTGGCTCGCCATCAGGATCACCGGGGTACATTAACCCGTTGTCAAACTCATCGTCAATGTCGGCAATAGCACCATCCAAAGCGGCATGACTGTCGCGGGTTCTTGAATCGCTTGTAGCTCTCCAAATCTTCTCCATCTCCACGCCTTTATCACGCGCTTCGTGCAGCATATCCATTCTGCCCTTGTTTTCGGCGCTTGTTGCCGTAGTGCGGGCGTTTCGAATTGCGCTGACGCGGTTCATCTCGGTCACATTCTGTAGGCGTTTCGCCATCTTTGGTATGCTCTCGCCTTGAATGATGCCTTGCATTATTTCAGAGTTTACTTTCTGCGTATTCCAACGCACGTCTTTTTTCCCGTCAACATACTTGTACGGCAACAGGGTTTTGTCAGACGTTGCAAGATTTCTGACCGTGTTTGCGTCTACCAGTTCAAACGAATACCCTTTTATTTGCTCGTTAATGCTTTCTACAACGCCGTTGTAATTCATGGCATAGATTCCCGGCAGTTGGTCGTTAATGTACGCCATAGCGGTTTTATTTGCGTTTAGCAGCTCCTGAGCGGCTTGTTCTTTCATAGCCGTCCAATGCTTACCCGTCATGATCTTGCCTTGCCGCCAGACCTTGTATTCCTGTTCGGTCATCTTGCCAGCGTCTACAAGAGCGCGTTTCTTAGCGTCCAACTCCGCGAATCGTTCAAAGTATTTTTCCGCTTTTTCTGCAAGCTCCTTTTCCGCTCTACGATAAATGACCGACAAATGACGCTCCATCCGCTCGATCTCTCGGTCAGTTAGTGCGTGTGCTTTGTCGGTCATAATATCAGTCCTTTACAGTCTATCGGATAGTGCGTCTGCTTCCACCCAAGCCTTGAAAATCTTCACGCCTTGAATGGAAATCCAGTCTACCATTTCTTCGTTCTTAGCCCAAGGATTATCGTAAACCCCGGCGTTATCCGCAAGGCCGCTTTCATTCAGAAAGGCGTGGACAATCTCATGCCTAAGTGTTTGCTTTTGTGCGGCCTCGCAAGTCTCTTTCGGTTCGTTTTCCCATCCTTTGTATGTGGTCATATCGCACACAACGATCTTTTTGATGTAGCTATCGCAATACCCATCAATAGACCTGCGTTCAAATGCTTCGTCCTCGTCGTACTTTTTCACTGCAATCTCATACGGCGTACCGAGAATGTCAACCTTCATCCGTTTCCTCCGTGGTATACCGTCCAGCTTCGTCGTTCAACACTTCCTCAAGCACTTCGTCCGCTTTGTCTGCGTCTCCGAAGATTTCAAGCACTTTGCGCGTGATGTAATCAGCGGAAAGATACTCGGCTGCTGTCGTGAGATTCTGAATCATCTCCTGCTGATTTACAATCATTGACCGCGTGTATGTCGGCGTGTCATCAATTCCGACAAGCTCCAACAGCGCGGTGATAGCTTCCGTAACCTGATATTCAAACAGGTCGGTTTTGCTATTCAGAGGTTCATATGCGGCCTTGATTTCGGTTGCCGTTGCCGCTCCGCTTGAAATATGCTTTACATCCAACGCCATGAAGCTGTCAAAGAGTTGGTTTCTGAGGCGATTCAGCGCGGTTTCAGACGCTTCAAACGGGACTTCAACCGTGTGCGCGTCAACCTCTTCCTCGCCCTCAGTGTGCGCGACGTGAAGCGTTTTAAGCCGCTGTACAAACGCCTGATCGTCAGCCGCGTCCATACCGCCAGCGTTACGAATAATCCAATAAATCACGTCCGCATCATCAATGTTGTTGACAAGTGCAGAGGCCATCAAGTCGTATGCGTCGATAATCTCACGGTTTCCGACAATCTCAGACTGCTGATTGACGTTGTAAAACGGCACAATCGGGAATCCGGGATAATTGCCGCCGTTGCTGATTTCCGTTCCGGTTGCCTCGGACACCTTGACAATCTGCAAGTAATCCCGCTTCTCGGTCATAATCTGCATATCATCGTCTTTAGGCTTAATGTATTCCGTCAAGCCGTCAAGCTCGTACAGCGTACACCGGAGCGGCTTGTTGTCGGCAAGCTGCCAAAAGCGAATACCAGCGCGGAGAGAACCGTTTTCCTCGTCATACAGCGGAACAAACTCGGTCACATCAAACAGTTCGCAATGGTCGTTATTCCAAAACAGGAACGACACGCCACCATTCATGGCAGATCGAGCGGCTTTCTGGATGATATAATCAAACTTCTTGCCGAGTCTGTCCTTGGTGGAATCCTCTTGAAAAGACACGCCGTTACCAAGAAGATACTGCACCGCCTGAATCACCAGATAGGTGTAATAA